GAGGTATTCTGATCGCACCATAAAAGTAGGCAATACGCTGCAAAGTTGTTTCGATAATGCAAGACACACCTCTCCCAGTAACCGAAATAACGAAATCGGTTATTTTATCATTTTTATTCGCATTGCGCTATCTTCGTATTATCGTATTTGAATCATGGCTCTTATCAGCAGATCCGAAGCAGCACGCGCATTGGGCGTATCACCTGAAGCTGTGTATGCAGCGGTAAAAAGCGGAAGATTATCGGTCAAGAAAGACGCATCTGGCAAGCCTGTTGTCGATAGCGAAACAATGCGAGAGGAATGGGCCAGAAACACGCAAACAAGGATCGGTATCGGGCCTAAGGCTGCCGGAGCGGGTAAAGAAAAGAAGCCTTTACGCAGTCGCGAAGAGAGGATGGCCGCTGATAGCAACCAGCCAAGGATTAGCAAGACTCAAGAGTCGATCCCTGACTATGACGAATCTCGCGCCCGTACTGAGCATTTAAAAGCAGAACTGCTCGAACTGGATCGGCAGCAAAAAGAAGGGTTCTTGGTTAAAGCAGAGGACATTGCATTGGAGTGGTCAGAAATTATTACCCGCGCAAGAACAAAGTTATTGGGGATACCGACCAAGGCAAAACAGCGAATACCAGACTTAGATACAGACGCTATTGGTGTTTTAGATGATATTGTGCGCGAAGCCCTAGAAGATCTAGCTGTTGACAGCGAATAACGTAGAAAAACTAAGAAAGTCAGCCGCTTTAGCCTTTAAACCGCCAAAGAAGATGACCTTAAGCGAGTGGGCTGACTCTTATGCCTACTTAAGCGCAGAGTCAAGCGCAGAAGGCGGCAGATGGCACACACTGCCTTATCAAAAGGGAATAATGGATTCGATCACGAATCCGAAGATCGAGCAGATCAGTGTGATGAAAAGCGCCCGTGTCGGCTACAGCAAAATCCTTAATCACGTTGCGGCCTTTCATATCCACCAGGATCCATGTCCGATCATGATTGTGCAGCCCACGATTGAGGACGCTCAGGGCTATTCCAAGGAGGAGATTGCGCCAATGTTGCGTGACACGCCTTGCCTTAAAGGTGTAGTGAGCGAGGCCAAGTCAAAAGACGGGGCCAACACGATTCTGCAGAAGCAGTTCCCTGGTGGAAGCCTGAGCCTGGTAGGTGCCAACAGTCCGCGTGGATTCAGACGTGTGAGTAGACGAGTGGTGCTATTCGATGAGGTTGACGGTTATCCACCCTCAGCTGGCACCGAGGGCGACCAGATCAAGCTGGGCATTAGGCGCACTGAGTATTACTGGAACAGGAAGATTGTGGCGGGGTCAACGCCAACGGTTAAAAACTTTAGCCGTGTTGAGCGAATGTTTTTGCAGGGCGACCAAAGGCGCTATTTCGTGCCATGCCCCGACTGCGGCCACATGCAGTATCTGAAATGGCCAAATATAAAATGGCACGACAACGACCCCGACACGGCTAGTTACTGCTGCGAAAGCTGTGGCGTATGGATCCCAGCGGCAAAGAAACGTTGGATGGTTGAACGCGGTGAGTGGCGGCCCACCGCGCCTGGTAATGGTAAGCATGTCTCGTTCCATATTTGGGCGGCGTACAGCTATAGCCCCAATGCAAGCTGGTCAACACTGGTTGAAGAGTTTCTTGATGCGAAAAACGACGCGGAGCAGCTGAAGACGTTCGTGAACACTGTGCTCGGTGAGACATGGGAAGACGAATACGCCTCAAAGGTGGGCGCAGATGCTCTCAGCGAACGTTCGGCTGGCGAGAAATACAAGCAGGGCGTAGTACCTGCGGAGGCATTGTTGCTCACTGTTGGCTGCGATACGCAAGATGATCGACTGTCGCTGAGTGTTTGGGGGTGGGGCCGTGAGGAGCAGGGGTGGTTGATTGACAGAGTGAAAATTTACGGTGATCCGTCACGCAAAGAAGTGTGGAAGCAATTGGATGAGATCGTGCAAACTCCGTACAAGTCCGAAGACGGTCGCGAGTTGAAGCCAATGGTTGTGGCGATTGATTCTGGTGGTCACCACACCAGTGAGGTTTACCAATACGCGAGAGAGCGGCAGAGCTTGGGCGTCGTTGCGATCAAGGGCATGTCAACCAAGAACAAGCCTCCGATTGGAAAAGCGAGCAAGGTTGATTTGAACTCTCAGGGGAAGACTCTCAAAAAAGGCGCTCAGGTGTTTCCGGTTGGAACCGACACGATAAAATCACTACTATTCGGCAGGCTGAATCACAACGAGGTTGGTCCAGGGTATTTGCATTTCTACCCAACAGTCGATAAAGATTATTTTGAGGAGTTGACTGCAGAAAAGCAGATCCGCAAGTATAAAAATGGGTTTCCTGTGAGAGTTTGGGTCAAGAGCAGTAGCGCAAGAAACGAGGCACTGGACGAGCTTGTTTACGCTTATGCGGCGTTGAATCGTGTGTATCAAATTAAAGACCGTAGAACGCTATGGGATCAAATGGAAAGAACGCCTGAAGAGCGAAAAGATTCCAAACGTACGGCTTCGGCAGGGCGGACTCAGAAAAGTTTCGTCAATCAGTGGTAAGAGTTAGACTGCTCAATATCAAGTGACCTTTTGTAGATGGCGATCCCTCCATCCATAACAAGCGGCGTGGATGCGGTATGGGTTGATGCCGAGACTGTTGACGTGTTTGGCGATGCTGTAACCAGCTCCACTCACTCTCTGGTCTATTACTTTCGTCTTAACACCAATTCGCAGGGCTTAACAGCAACGGCGGTTGCTTACAACAGCGGCTGGAAGACTACGCTGACTGCTGCCGCGACTGGTTCAGCAGACCCCAGTCCTAACTGGTTTTTTCAAGCTGTTCTCACGAAGGTCGGTGATACCACTGTTCAGGAATACAGCCGAGGCCAGATTGAGATTCGCCCTTCTTTGGCGTATACGGGCACACCTGGAGCATTTGATGGAAGGACTCAGGCGCAAAAAGATCTTGACGCGGTAAAAGCAGCTATCAGGTCGATTGTTGCTGGCGGAGCTGTTTCTGAGTACAGAATTGGAACTCGTAATTTAAAGCGTTATGACCTTTCGGAATTGATAGAACTTGAGTCAAGATTGAAGTCTATTGTGGCTAAGGAGAATAAAGCCAAGCTAATCGCTTCTGGTCTTGGCGATCCTCACAATCTTTACGTTCGATTTAACCAAGGCTGATGGGATTCCGTACACAATTTCTAAAAAGACTTGGACTGCAGCGCGTACCACGCGAGCAGCCTCCTCGCCGTCGCAGCTATGCGGGTGCGATTATTTCGCGTCTTACAAGCGACTGGATGAGCACTCAGGCAAGTGCTGATGCTGAGATTCGCACAAGTATCAAGAAGTTGCGGGACAGATCCCGTGAAATGGTGCGGAATAATCCGTATGCAAAGCAGGCAAAACGCACCACTCAGGTCAACGTTGTCGGTAGTGGGATAAAGCTTCAGTCTCAAGTTCAGCAGGTTCGAGGGCGCAAGCCTAGTGAAGCGATTAATCGCCTCATTGAAGAAAAGTGGCATTTATGGACCCGTGCCCAGTATTGCGATGTTGCGGGTCGGCACAGTTTCCACATGATGGAATGGCTGGCAACAGGAGCATTGCCTGAGTCAGGGGAAGCGTTGTTTCGTATTATTCGTCGCCCCTTTGGTGGTAGCAGGGTGCCACTGGCCCTTGAGATGATTGAGTCAGATGTACTGGACGAGGAATATCAAGGCGCAACTCTTACAAAGCTCAATGAGTGGAGGATGGGCGTAGAGATTAATGAATGGGGTCGTCCTGTTCGTTATGCGTTCCTAACTCGTCATCCTGGTGATTATTGGTTTCAAAATGCGCCTCAGAAAGGTGATAAGCATGTTTTCCTGCCTGCATCAGACGTAATTCATCTGTTTCTCCCAGAGCGTCCGCAACAGAATCGCGGTGTGCCTTGGTTTCATTCAGTGATGGCCGATGCGCATCAATTGCAAGGTTACGAAGAAGCCGCTGTAATTCGCGCTCGCGCTGGTGCTTCTGTGATGGGATTTGTCACCAGTCCAGAAGGCGAGCTTGAAGGTGATGATGTTCAGGCTGATCGCAGGATTAGCGAGTTTGAGCCTGGTATGTGGAAGTATCTGGAGCCTGGTCAGAACGTAAGCGTCCCGAACATCAGCTCACCGGATCAGCAGTATGAGATGTTTGTAAAGAATAAGGTTCGTCGTTTTGCGTCAGGTTTTGGCTGCAGCTATGAGACGTTATCGCGTGATTTCAGCGAGACGAACTACAGCAGCAGCAGGTTGAGCTTGCTTGAGGATCGTGAGCACTGGAAGGTTATTCAGTCTTATTTGATTGAAAACTTCCATAATCGTGTGTTTCGCGAATGGCTTGATCTTGCTGTATTAGCTGGGGAGCTGCCTTTTGATGATTACGACGCTCGTCCTGAGCGTTATGACACACCGCGATGGATGGCACGCGGATGGGATTGGGTTGACCCACTGAAGGAAGCAAAGGCTTATCGACAGATGGAGCAGGCCGGTTACATGACCAAGGCACAGATCGTCGCAAAGCTTGGCGGAGACTTTTTCGACAACCTCACGGAGTTCTCTCGTGAACAGCAAGCAGCCGAGGAGCTTAACGTTGAGCTTGATCGTGACATTATTGATGAACTCCCAGAGGAGGTTGAGTGATGCCTGCTATGCCAACTGAAGGTATGCGCGAAGAAGCGCAACGTTATAGAGATTGGAAAGAGGATGGTCGGGATGGTGGCACTGAAGTAGCTGCTCGTCGCGCCACTCAAATCCTTAGCGGCAACGAGCTTAGTGACGACACAATTGTTGAAATGAGTGCTTGGTTTGCTCGCCACGAAGTAGACAAAAAAGCTGAGGGGTTTAGCCCTGGCGAGGAGGGTTACCCTTCTCCAGGCCGTGTTGCCTGGGCTGCCTGGGGCGGTGACGCTGGCAAGGCTTTTTCTGATCGTACTGTTGAATCTATGGACCGCTCAATTGATGAAGAGACCAGGGCAGAACCCGACGGCTTGAAGGTTGGTGATTTTGTTCGATGGAGTTCGTCCGGCGGCAATGCACAAGGCAAGATCACGAAAGTCGTTCGTGACGGCCAGATTGACGTACCTGACAGCGAAGTTGTCATTAAGGGCGAAAATGACAATCCGGCAGCGTTAATTCAAATTTATCGCGAAGGCGATGATGGATGGGAAGGCACCGATGTTTATGT